CCTTATGACAAAACCGGCAAAGACAAATTGATTGCACTGAAAACTCATATGATGTGTTTAGGTGGCGAAGAACTTATTCAAATGTACTATGATGTTCTTAGGTCAGATGCACATGGCCGAATAAGTGATGATATTGGTGGAACTTTTGCTCGTGTTGAAGAATGGATTGCAAAATTTGCTTTGACTCAACCACTAATGGAAACTTCAAAAGAATTGGACACTCCTTATATGATTGTTGCAATAGGGGCATCTGGTTCTGGTAAATCTTCTTTATTTTATGAACGCTTTTCATATGATGATGCAGATGGTCCGTCTGAATACTTGTTTAGTTTGGATGAGCATCGTGTCGGTTTTTATGTTTCCCGTCAAACAGGTAATGAACCTGATTATCATAAAGCATGGAACTATTGCCATCGCTCAGAAGATAAAGAAGTGGAGAAAGCTTTTGACAAGTATTGCTTGGAAGCTTTCATGGTACTTATCAAACGTAAAGGAAACATTTTTCTTGACATCTCAAACGTATCAGCAAAAGCTCGACGTAAATGGATTACTCTTGCACGTCAGCACTCTTACATGGTCCATGCCGTTCGGTTCCATGTACCATTCGACGTATGTGTTGCACGACAAGCAACTAGGAATGACAAAAGTATTCCAACATCAAGTATCCGTGACCAATACTTTCGGATTTCTACACCTTTAGTTGGAACTGAAGTTGATACCTTAGGTTCAGTTTATTCTTACGATTTTTCAGAGGTAAAATGAAGTCAAACCAAGTTCCTTTCGAAGAACGAAAACACTATTCCCATCTTATGGTGTTGGAATCGGCTCGTGGCTATTACATTGGCTCACTTTGGCATGACCCAGATAATGCCAATGAAAGTGGTCCTGGCACTCGTGATAGCCAATACTTTGCTTCACCTGAAGAAGCACAAGCAGCTCTTGACTCTGGAGAGTTTTGTCGCTTTGTTGACTAAAAATAACCATTTACATTGGATGATTACTTTGATATAATAATCATTCAAATCTGCACCACCCCTCGCTGTAGTAAATCCCCCGCTGCAAGTTTTAATTTTCAAAATCTATAAATAGAATACATGTAAGGATAAATGTCTTTGCATGTTTTTATTACTTTATACACTTTAATTACTTTATAGGAATTTTAATTATGACAAATAAACTCGAAGCATTAAAAGCCGCATTCGCTGCAAAAGCCTCTTCTTCAACATCTTCTGATGATTCATGGAAAAAGTTCTATCCATTCTGGAAAATGAATGAAGACCAAACCGCAATCGTTCGTTTCCTCCCAGATTTAGATGAAGATAACCCACTAGGTTTCTTAGTTGAAAATCATGTTCATGAACTTAATATCAATGGTCAAAGAACCACTGTTGCTTGTGGTAAAATGTATGGTGAATCATGCCCAATTTGTGATTTGTCCAGAAAATACTACGATGAAAAGAACGAAGAACTTGGTAAAAAATACTACAGAAAATTGTCTTATATTGGACAAGTTTTAGTTATTGAAAGTCCAATCGAGCATGATGCAGAACAATTAGTCAAACTAATTGATTTTGGTCCAAAAATATTCAAATTGATTCAAGCCGCATTTCAATCAGGTGATTTGGAAGTTGAACCATATTCATTGGTTGGCGGTTACAATTTCCGTATTAAGAAAACTAAATCTGGCCAATATGCAGATTATGGCACAAGTTCTTTTGCTCCAAAACAAACTAATGTTGATGATGATATCGTCAATCGTTTAGAGCTTTATGATTTGAAAGAACAACGTCGTAAACATATTCCTCGTGCTGAACTTGAAGCATTACTTCATGCTGATATCACGGGTGCTTCTGTTGCTCCAACAACAACTACTGCTCAAGCGCCAGCAACTCCGTCAGTTGCAGAAGTAGCAACATCAACACCTGTTGCCACACCTGTTGCTCCTACTGAAACTGTTGTCGCCGCCCAAGCGACACCGGCGGCTGCTGAGGCAGCACCAACTTCTGGTTCTTCAGCATTAGCAGCTCTTCGTGCTCGTGCTAAAGCAGCTAAAGAAAATGGCGCTGCAGCTGAATAATAACTCCTAACTAACAGGAAAGTTATACTCATATCATAAAGGGTATAACTTTCCTTTTTTGTCTTATAAAAGGAAAATGTATATGGCAACAGACTTAAAATTCTTAAAAGACTTTAAGAAGAACATTGAAAAGTTGAAGACGGTAAATGTTGGAATCAGTGCTCCTAAAAAGTGGTATTCATCTGGCAATTATGCTCTTAACAAAATCTTAACAGGTTCTTACTTCCGTGCAATTCCTGAAGGTCGTATCACGGCTTTTGTTGGTCCATCTGGAGCGGGTAAAAGTTTCTTATCTTCAAATGTATTAGCTCAAGCTCAAAAAGAAGGTGCTCACTTAGTCATACTTGATTCAGAAAACGCACTTGATGTTGATTTCTTAGTAAAAATTGGTATCGATATTTCTGAAGAAAAACTAACTTACATTCAAGTTGGTATGATGGAAGATGTTAATAGTGTTTGTTCTGATTTCTTTACTGGTTATGAAAAAGAATATGGCCGAAACAACTATGATGCACCTCGAATTGTAATGGTACTTGATAGTATTGCAATGTTATCAACCTCTACTGAAGTTGAAAATTATGCAAAAGATGGTACTACTAAAGGTGACCAAGGACAACGTGCAAAACGTTCAAAGATGATGCTTCGTATGATTCTTTCATCTATTACTAAACTTCCAATCACGGTATTAGTAACTGACCACGTTTATCCTGCTGACCCAATGGCAGGTGACGGTTTATGGGCTATTACTAATAGTACAAGATTCTTCCCTTCTTTGATTGGGTTAGTTACTCGATTGAAACTAAAAGAAGAATCCGAAGTCATTGGTGTTCGTATGCGAGTTGAAGCATTCAAAACCCGCTTTGCTAAACTGGGTTCTAAAGTTGAACTTGAAGTTCCGTATTCAACTGGCATGTCTCCTTATTCCGGGTTACTTGATTTATTGGAACTAGATAAAGTTGTGACAAAATCTGGTGCTTGGTATTCATGTCAATTGCCTAACGAATTAGTCAAGTTTCAAAAGAAACAATTGAATGAAGAACTTGTACAAAAACTATTTTCGCATCCTATCGTTCTTGAACAGGAACATTTGATTGATGCAAAAATGGAAGAACCTGAAACATTATCTTATGACCCAGAAGAAGATAATGATGCGGATGAATTGATAACTATCAATAGCGAAGAGTAATTATGACTTTCCTATCTCCTATTGCGGATAATGTACATTTAGTTCTTGAATACATTGATAGATATGAAACAAGAATTGAAGAAGTAAAACCATTCTTTACATTAGAAGGTAGGAAGTTAGTTGAAGTTTGCAGAAATATTCCAAAGAAACTTGCAGAATTCAAAATATATGCAGCTGAACTAAAGAGTATTGAAGAACTATTATCAATCCGACGTGATAAAATAGAAGGAGTTAGACATAAAGCTTATAATGAGGGGTATTCTCGTCAGCTATCTCAAACTGATATAAAACAGTATATCAAAGGCGACCCTGAATTTGTAGAAATGTCTGAACTTATATTAGAAATCACTCACCTCCGTAATAGCATCAATGGAATTATTGATGCTCTTGATACTATGAATTGGCAAATGGGACACATTACAAAAATGGCAGTCGCTTCACTAGAAGAATACGTATTATGATTGTAAAAATCACAATTCAAAATGAAGTATGGTGTTCAATCCAAGGATTAGACAAATTTCATGTTGATATGCTCTGGGAATTATTTGGCCCATATGTTGATGGGTATAGACATATGCCATTATTTGTCATGGGAAGATGGGATGGACGAGTTAGGTTTTTTGAAAAGACTGGAAAGACATATGTTAAGCTCTTAACTCAAATCATTCCTCTTATAGAAAAATGGCAATATCAAATTGACTTAGTTGATAAGCGAAGTTATTATGATTTACCACCTTTGATAAACGAAGAAGTATTCTTAATAACTGATGAAGAAATCAATGAAGAAGAAGAATCGAACTTAATACCTAATGTTTATCTTCGACCATATCAAGCTCAATCAATCAATCTTTGTATTGAACATGGCTGTGGGTTTATTATTGCAGGCACAGGTGCTGGTAAAACGTTGATGACCGCAGGAATTTCTCATGCATTTTCATCTGCTGGGTATAATTGTGTTACAATAGTACCATCATCTGACTTAGTTGACCAGACTGTCGAATTCTATCGTGGTGTTGGTATGGACACTGGAGTATACTCTGGCGACAATAAAGATATTGACCACTTAAACGTAGTCGCTACCTGGCAAGCATTACAATATCAACCAAGACTA